CGGTACAATGGAACACTTACGATGACTAGGGGCAAGCGTGGCAACAACAACTAACTTCGGATGGACGACACCTGATAACACAGGCTACGTCAAGGATGGCGCACTAGCGATCCGTACCCTTGGCTCTGCTATCGATACTTCTATGGTCGATCTCAAGGGTGGCACAACAGGTCAGATACTTAGAAAGACCTCTGGAACAGACATGGATTTTGAGTGGGTTGCCCAACAATCTTGGACATCACTTGCCTCTGGATCACTTTCAACTGGCACACTCAGCCTGACGAGCATTTCAGGCAGTTACAAGAATTTACAACTTGTTATTAGAGATATGACTATAAGCACCGCAGCCGCAGTCCAAATCCGATTCAATAACATCTCTTCTGGATGGTACGAAAGAGCGGGCGTATTTAACGACGTAAATACCGGCACAGTTTTTGGAAACGGCAACCAAACATCTTGGGTAATTAGCGGAAACACAAACGTGAAGGCATCAGCGGAAGCAAGTGTAATTGTTGATTTCTTGGATTACGCAAATACAACATCCAATAAATTGGTACGAATTGCATCAACGTATGAGAACGCAACAACTGGCGAAGATAATACTCTCATGGCGATTGGAACTTATGCGTTCGGTACTGACGGAAATGCGGCGATTTCTAGAATTGATATGATTCTATCAACAGGCACATATTCAACTGGTACTTATATTCTATATGGGGGCAACTAATGAAAATTCTTGAACACAATTTAGAAACAGGCGAAGCAATCGAAAGAGATGCAACAGCTGAAGAATTGGCGCAGATGAAAATCGACAAAGCGAAATCTAAGGCTGAGGAAGAAGCGCGTACAGCCAAAGCAGCTGCTAAGGCTTCTGCTATCGCTAAACTTGAGGCACTTGGACTCAACCTTGATGAGGCGCAGGCGATCATCGGACAATGAAACCAATTCTATGCAGGGCTGGCCAACAATTAAGGGAACAGTTCGATGACTCCTTCCCTGATCGTGATAGGCGTAGCGATGGATGGGTCGGCGATCAACGTCATCAATCGCGTTCTAATAGTGACCACAATCCTGACGAAAATGGAATTGTTCGCGCCATCGATGTCGATCGAGATGTCCATAAGTCAGGCAAGCCCGACCTCATGCCAGATATTGCAGATCAGATTCGACTCGCGGCCAAGGCTGGAGAGAAGAGAATTGCATACATCATATTCGCAGGACGAATTGCATCGTCTCGCATGGGCTGGCGTTGGAGACCTTACAAGGGATCTAATCCGCACAATCATCATCTCCATGTTTCTTTCACTAAGACAGGCGATATCGATAATTCGTTCTTTAATATCCCGATGCTAGGTGGTAAATAATGGGTCGCGTAACGATCAGCTCTAATAACCTATTCCCTGGTCCTAAAGGCGAAAAGGGTGACCAAGGAGATCCAGGCGGTCCACCAGGACCACAAGGTCCAGAAGGTCCACAAGGGCCACAAGGTCCACAAGGTCCACAAGGCATTCAGGGAACTCAAGGTAACCCAGGAGCACAAGGAGCAGAAGGGCCAATCGGCTCAACTGGACTTAAAGGCGATAAAGGCGACAAGGGTGATACAGGAGCCACAGGTGCAACTGGAGCAACAGGAGCCAAGGGCGATACAGGCGATCAAGGCCCATCAGGCGTCATCGCTGTAACTGCTCCAATCACTAACTCTGGCACTTCAACATCTGCCAACATCGGCGTATCTGCTGGATCGACTTCTACTGCTGGAGTCCTTCAGCTCACAGACTCGACATCAAGTACCAGCACGACAACTGCTGCAACTCCTAACGCGGTTAAAACTGCCTATGATTTAGGAAATAGCCAAGTAATGCCGTTTGTTTCAGGTTATTACTATCGAGGTGTTTCTCAAGCTACAACGGCAAATACAACAGCAACTGCAAATACGACTTATTACGTTCCATTTTTTGTCCCAGTAACGACGACCTTTGATAGATTAGCAATTAGAAGTGGCACTACTTTTTCTGGTACTGCTTCTGTAAGATTAGGTATTTACAACAGTTCAGGTGGAAAACCTACAACAGTTTTATTAGATGCAGGAACAGTATCAGTCACGGCATCAAGCACCGTTTACACGATAACCATTAATCAGCAATTAACTCCTGGAATATATTGGTTGGTATCTAATATGCAAAGTGCTGGATCGGTAAATACTTTTCTTGGAGTGACGGCATCGGCTATAATTTTATACACAGGCCAACCAACTGCTTCTAATTTGCAAATAGCAAATGGATTTTATTATCAAACTTCTGTAACAGGGGCTTTTGCTACTGCTGGAACATTATTAGATGGAAACTTTAACGCAGGTCCTATTGTGTTTGGAAGGGCGGTCTAATGACCAAGATAATTACCTACGGCATCGGCGGTTACGACCCATCGAAGCCAAATAACAACATCGTTGAAGAAATCGATCTACCAGATGAGGACAGAGAATGAACATGAAGCACCCAGCAGCAATCGCAGTCGGAGCATTCCTAGCAGTATGGGGAACTACATCGAACTTCGATCTCAACTATCGCTCAATCCTTGGCGCAATCGTGGCTGGAGTATTCGGCTACGCGAGTCCTAAGAAGTAATGGACGCGGTAGATATTGCGGCAGTCGCCGTAGGAATAGTTACAGTCCTTGGCGGAGTGGCTGCTTATCTACAATTCTTGGTGAAGCATTACCTGAATGAACTCAAGCCCAACGGCGGTTCATCTATCAAGGATCAAGTAAATCGACTAGAAGCGCGTGTCGATACAATCATCGAATTACTAGGTAAGTAACACTATTACCATGGCACGAAAGAAAGTCATCGATCTCGATACTTACTCACAGCTGGATCAATACGCAATCTGTATGCATGAGTTCTATAAGAGTCTCAGGCGAGCAGGTTTTGCCGTTGATCTATGTCTGGCGATCATTACAGATCGTGACTCGTATCCTGACTGGCTTATGCCATCGATCCCCGACCGAGTGGATCGCCTACCCTACGAGGACGACGACGAGGATTAATGAAGCGAATAGTCATAGTGAGCGACCTACAGGTTCCGTTCCACGATAGACACGCAGTTAAGAATCTAGCCAGTTTTATCAGTAAGTTTAAGCCGCACGAGGTCGTGACCATCGGCGACGAAATCGATTTCAATACCATCAGCAAGTGGGCAGAAGGGACGCCAGAGGCTTATGAGCAGACTCTTGGAGAAGATCGCGATGAGGCTGTTCAGGTACTTTACGATCTCCAAGTAACCCAGATGATTCGATCTAACCACACAGATCGTCTCTACAACCAGATCATGCGTAAGATCCCGTCATTCCTATCCTTGCCAGAGCTTCGATTCGAGAAGTTTATGCAACTCGATGAACTAGGGATTACCTTCCATAAGAAGCCTTACAACATCGCCCCGGGCTGGATTGCAGTACACGGCGACCACACGCCCATCAAGTCACAAGGCGGTCTCTCAGCCCTTGAGGCGGCTCGTAGGCATGGCAAGAGCGTCATATCAGGACATACTCACAGGATGGGCAGATCGTCCTTCTCAGAGGCTTCTGGGGGCCGTATAGGGCGTGTTCTGCATGGAGTCGAAGTAGGCAATCTCATGGACTTTAGCAAGGCCAGTTACACGAAAGGGTCTGCAAACTGGCAATCGGGCTTCGCCATCATGTACGTCGATGGAAAGAACGTTCAAGTCGATCTGATCTATCTGGAGAAGGACGGCACATTCGTAGTCTCAGGCAAGCGGTATGGACGACCTAGATAACGACCTAGATCGGGACATCGATGACCACATGGATGACTCAGAATTGTTACCGTTTCGTTATCTAAATCTTATTGACCTAGCCTAGCGATCTGAGATGCTTATCCCATGAGCGAAAGTCGTTCATAAAGGGAGCAAAATGACTACTTATAAGACCAAAGAATATGAAGTAACACGCAAGTCAAATCACCAAGTATTTACTCACGCAGTCGTCTTTCGCAATATCTCAGGCGGTAGCGTTAGCCCAGAGCCAAATGCTACTTTCCATATTTCATTGAAGTTAGCCCAGAAGCAGTGGACTCAGATGGTCAAGACTGACTGGCTCGTACCCCTCGAAATCGTAGAAGTTGAGGTGGCATAATGTTCGATCCATCAATGGGCGATGCAGTAGTAATGATTTTACTAGCTGCGGTATATTTCCATCTTGGCCGAATTGCCGGGCATCGAGTAGGTTATCTCAAAGGACGTAAAGCCGTCCGAGATTACTACGAATCAAGAGACAAGGTGAGAGTGTGAACGCAGGTGATTTCCTTACAGAAGCAAAAGCAACAATTCAAGATCGTGGCATGGACTATGGACACCCGACAGACAATATGCAACGAACAGCACGACTACTTAGCGCATACCTCGAAGTGCCAATCATGGACTATCAGGTCGCAGGAATTATGGTTCTGGTCAAACTCGCTCGGTCAATGGAAACTGCTAAGGTCGATACCTATGTCGATCTCTGCTCCTACGGGGCAATAATGGCAACTTTACACACACAGGAGAACGAACAATATGTTTAATCTAGAAGATTACGAGACAGTCGAAGAACGCCTGATTAAGTTTTGGAAGGATCACCCAGATGGCCGTATTGATACTAAGATTATTGAGGCGAGTTCTACACGTTTTATCGTTCAAGCTTATATTTATCGAACTGAGGTCGATCAACACGCTTGGTCTTCGGGGCTTGCAGAAGAAACTATATCCGGGCGAGGCGTCAATGCGACTAGCGCACTTGAGAATGCAGAGACGTCTGCGATTGGCCGTGCATTGGCTTCGGCAGGTTACGCAACAAAAGGAAAAAGACCTAGCCGCGAAGAAATGAGCAAAGTAGCAAAGGCGTCAGAAGTAAAGGCTACTATCGATGAAGTAAAGGCTAAGATGGCAGATACATCTGGGACTTACATTCCAGTAGTGAAAGAAGAGGATCCGTGGACTATCAATTCAGCGACTATGCCGCCCACAATGGGGGAAGCTGTTGCGACGGTGAAAGAAATCATTGGCGGCCAGACCGAGAAGGACATTCCCAAGTGCCAACATGGAGACATGATTTGGAAGACAGGCCAGACTAAGGCAGGTAAGCCTTGGGGTCACTTCAAGTGTCCTTATGCTGTGACTGGTGAACTTACTCGATGCCCATCACCTAACGATGTTATCTGGTACGAGATCAATAAAGAGGGCGCATGGCAACGACAGAAGGCGAGAGGTTAATGGGTCGCTTACAATTCATGAACCAAGATGGTGAGTGGGAGTCATTCCCAACAGATGATGAGATAACTCGATCTAAAGAAGTCCAGGCTATCTTGGAAGAATTTACATTTACGACTAGATGCTGTATCTGTAATGAATCTATTCCAGTCGCAGAGATCAAAGTAAACCTCATCAATAAGAGCTGGTCATGCGCTAAATGCCACGCGGTCAATGGCCTCACAAAGCCGTAAATACCGGGGATTCTCGACTGAGCGAGTGGTCGCTAGGTTCCTATCGGAATGGTGGCCACACGCAGATATTGGTCGAGGGGCTGGAAAAGATATAACACATGTCCCGTTCGACATGGAAGTTAAAGCTAGATCGGCGTTCCAGCCAAAGGCGTGGATCGATCAGGTAACTAAAAGGG